GGCACACCTTCCATCGATCGGAAAACAACACGAACCTGGCCCATTGATTTGTTGTGGCCTAGAGCAACACGCGCAAAACACGCTAACATGTAACCGCTGCTACGGGCCTCTAACGCAGTGCATGCGTGATAGTTTAACGACTTGTCAAGGTCTCAAATGGTTTAGATGAGGCAGTCGACGGCAACTATGCGAGCCACCAAATCTTCATGCCCAAAGTCAAGCATTTGTCCAGGTGTCCATTTCCTAATGAAATGACGATAGGAATTGAACACGGGACGGGAGACTTGATATCTCGAACAAAGATCATCAACTGTCTGGACGTTTTCAATTGCAGGAGTGTCGGAGTGTTCCAAAGCGTGGTATTGTTTCTTCTTACAAAACCAAGGCTTTTGTACAAGCTCCTGAAGCCGCCGAAACAAGTCATTGAGAATGGGGATATGCATTATGTCATTTGCCATACCAACCATAATCCCAAGGCAAAATGGCAGCCTCTTGTTCTCCGCCAACTCCTTATCATGCCAAAAAGTCCTTGCCAAAATTCTACCAATTTTCGGCCCGAACCTTATTCCATCGTCTCGTGTAAGGTATGGTAAGTTCTGTAGAAAATCAGCACCAAGATTCTCAATAGGGGTTCTTGGCCCTTCGCAGACAAAACCGGCATCATAAAGTAACTGTTTTATGTCAACACCCTTTTCGATAGAGTAAGCGGCCAATATCATCATCGGCAAGCTATTACCTCCAAGAGTGTCCCATTTTCCTGACGCCTGTGTGCCTTTAACCTTAATCACACCTTTACTCCCATGTAAACCAGGGCGGATCTTATAACGTTTGTCGATAGTTTTCATTGAGTAGGCGAACTCCAGAGTCCAACCCAACTCCCGATATATTAGAGCATTCATACGCAGAACAACAGGTAACACATGTTGATCAAAGCGGGATGCATCCATTGATTCTATCCAAGCTTCGTGTTCAGTCACGTGTATGTGCAACAGATCATCACCAACGTTAGCGTAATGATCACCAACCATATGAATTCTTTC